AAGTCTTCTACTATTTCTTTGTAGTAATGTTTCATTCGATGTAGTAACATATCAGCTAATGGTAACGAATCTGCCATTTTGATTGTATCATTATACATTACAGTTAGATACGTCTGTAATACATCGTGCATAGCAGAACCAAACAAGGTATGTATGTTACCCTTGAATGTTCTTAACTCATCTATGTAATTTAATTTCCACTTATGTGGACACACAGCCCATTGTGAATATTGACTGTAACTAATTTTTTTCATTAATCCATCCATTTACCATGTTTGAATAAATGCCAGGTTCTATGTTTGAAAATTTCCCATAGTAAACCTATGAAAGTATCTGATTCATACTTTCCAACATCACAGTAATATACGAACATTTTGCTATTCATGTCAAGCCCTTTTTAGTTTTTTTATTTTCTTTTTAATACCTTTGTTAAGATAGTAAACGTATTTGTTTTTACTCTTTCTCTTTCTAAAAAATACATCAGGATCACCAGCTTCCCATCTTGCTCTAATTCTTCTACTATATGGTTTGATTGGTTGACTTAGAGACCTACTATGATATTCCTTACCATCTACCATCAAAACTCTACCAGCGCCAGTCTCACCCACAAACTCAAAATTACTAGCTCTATAAATTACACCTGTGTGTCCATGTTCTTTGTCTGCGAATGAGATGATTACTTCATAGTTTGTATTTTGTTTTAACCACTTGATTGTTTTACCGATAAAGTAACTTTCTGCATTCTTTGGTGTGTCGTCAATACAAACTAATCTTCTCAACTCCACACACCTATCAGGATTGATAGGATTGTATGCTCTTGCAGTATTTGGCATAGATGGTATAGCATACATCATAGCACCTACCATTTTTGGAATACCAAAGTTGCCAGGTGCAAATAATGCGAAACACTCTAAACCTTGTATTCCATTAGTACTATGACTATAATGGTGTTTTTGAATAAACTCTTGTATAGCCATACGAGGAACAACCTCAACTATGTAGTCTTTTAAATCAGCCAACAGTTCTTATACTTTGTCCGTCCGATGGAAAATATAAACCAACTGATTGCAGTTGCTTTTTTTCTACACCATATTTCTGTAACATATCTGATAGTTCCATCTGACCAGCTACAGTTAACATATACATTTCGATAGCATCAACTGCTTCTCTTACACTAACTTCTAAGTCATTACGAACTACATTAACCAACCAATTTGGATAATCCATATTCTTTTTCTTCTTTCCCTTGATGTATCTAAGGTAATAATTTCCTTTTGGAATGATATCCATATACGTTTTGTATATCAGTTCAGGTTTCAAGTTATACTTCTGAACTTCATTCACTATGGGTAGGAAATCTGATCTCATTGATAAGAATCGATTGACAAGAAATGTCGACCAACCCTTTTTGTCTTCATCAGAAAGTGATTCCCAAAATCCTTTTTTCTGATACTTTGTAATTTGATTTAAATAATCAAATACACCTTTACGTTTAACTGTCTGTCGCTTCGCCAATTCCACTTCCCTCTAGTAGACTTGATGGAACATGACCACAATTACCACAACTATAAACTTGTATTGGAACTAAACCCTCTTCACCTGTAGGTGATACAAGTGCTGATATTCTTTTCAATACATAAGATGTAATAAACAAGTAGTTCGTACACTTTTCACATTTCATAGTTTCAGCTTGTGCCAAATCTACTTTTACTTGAGCTTGTGGTTTCTTGATGGGTCCTTTCGGATGCATACTCATTTGATAACTCCTAATAATTCTATTAACATAGCCATAAAGTTTATTTCCTTATCCACGACTTGCATATCTGATTGTTCATATCTGGCTAATATCAATATGACTTCAGCTATGTGTCCTTTTGCATATTCATCAACATTGTCGTATAATAATCTAAAACAATCTGAATAATCTCTGATAGCGTTGTCAGCAAGTAGTTGTCTAAGATTAGTAAAAGCCGTCTTCTTATCTTGTGTCTTCAAAATGTCTAAGACTTTTAACTTGTAATCATTTTGTATCGCACTCTGTCTATCCATCACAACTTTATTATCTACCACACTTCTTTGTGTTGCATTAATAATCTTTCTAACATCTGGATAACTACTATCAATTAGAACCTTTAAGTCTTCATTACTATACTCAATACTTTCCTTACCCATAACTTTGGTAAGATGTAGTGCCACCTCTTTCTTATTAGGTGGTATAATTTCAAATACTTGACAACGACTTTGTAGGGGGTCGATTATTCTTTCCACATAATTACAAGTTAGAATAAACCTACAATGTTTTGAGAATGTTTCCATAAGATTACGAAGTGCTGCTTGAGCATTTGGTGTAATGTAATCACACTCATCCAAGATAATAACTTTCATCTCCTTAAAACCAATTGTGGATGCGAATTGCCTTACCTTGTTACGAACTGTATCTACACTATTCTCATCAGATGCGTTTATATATAGATAATCACACTCAATATTCTTTACAATAAGTTTAGCAAGTGTTGTCTTACCTGTTCCAGCTCTACCGAACAAAAGTAAGTGTGGAACATCGTTTGACTTGATATACCTCTCTACTTTTGCTTTTAGATGTTCGTTACCAACATAATTTTCTAACATAGTCGGGCGATATTTCTCAACCCATAGAGAATGTTTACTCATCTTTCATTCCTTTTGTTATTATTTCTATAATATCATCTAACTCAAACACTCTGTGCTTTGCTTCGATATGATGGTTGTATGGTCTATCCATAAGAATAAATCCATCTTCCATTCCTCTTCTTTCTTTCCAATACTTCCAATTGTTTGGTGAATCATCAACAAGAAAATCTACAGGTGTATTTGGTTTGTCGACACCTCTTCTGAAATATATCGTGTCAAAGTTTAGTTCATGCTTACCTAACCAATATGCCGTATGATATCTTGCGTGTGGTTTCTGAGATGTAACACATACAAATCTTACACCAACTTCCTCACCCCACTCAATCATAGCTTTCATTTGTTTTACGTTCTCTTCGAACGCTGGTGAGTTACCCATAATTTCTTTACTGTAGTCTTCCCAATATATCTTTTGTAAATCAGGTTTACTTGCTCTAAAGTTTTCTGATAGCTTCCAATTATTTATACCTGTATAATCATCAGGCAAATATTGTGGATAATTTTCTTTTACTACTTTTTCTAATCCATAACAGAAGTCTCTCAAAACTCCGTCTACATCTATTCCTATTACCATAAGGTTGTATTTCTCCAATTTATTATACCAGAATATACGAATAAAAACCAGTATAAGTCAAGTCTTTTTTCAGCTATCTCTTCCCATTTATTTTTTAAGGTCCTTACTCTGATAGAAATGGGTTTGTGATTCTTTTGAGTTTTCATAATCATCCATTATTTTTCCTCTAGCACATTCATGTATCCAATCAGAATGTAAGTATTTTTTTGATAAAAACCCTATTTGATTAGAGTTAAATAGTCTATTATACTTGTAGTTATTTAAATTAGGAAATTCATTTCCCCAACTACTCAATTTTTTACCACCTCTGTATTCGTATTCACTTGTTTTTTCATCAACTAACTCTGGTGAAACATATGCATCATATCTTGGTTCAAATCCACCTATCTCTTTAACAGTTTTGTATTGCATAGCTAAGAAACTTGGTCTAACACTTATAAGGTTTTTGATTGGTTTGTCAAATATATGTCTATTCTCTTCTTTAACATAATCAACTGCTCTCATACCATCAAACTCTTCCTTAATACCAACATCAATAACCTTATTATAGTCATAGTTTTGAACAAGATAGTTAGCACCATTACCGACAACCTTGTATCCATCTAAGGTAAGAATTTCAATAACTAATTGAATAAATTCAAAATTCTTTATGACTAAATCATCGTGCATAAAGAAACACACATCTTCATCATCTATGTCAAGATAGTTTATAGCTTGTTCGTATGCACCATACTCTTCTCCACCATTAGGAAACACCTTATAATCAAAGTTTTCTTTTATAAAATCTGTAGGTTCTTTATGACACGACCAAAATACGTGAACATCATCTGAATTATATTCTTGTAATGTATTAAAACCATTTAATACTGTGTCTTGATTCATGTGCCAACCACATATTATAAATCTAATCATATTATTTATTCATAAGTTGTATTAAAATTATCGTTGCTGCAAGAACTAAACAAAGAACTGTCTTCCAATTAGGTATCTCACCTAATATACCCCAAGTCATTACTGCAAATATCAAGTTACCAAGACCAAATCCTATTAATCTAATATTCCACACATAACCAAAGTGTTCATACGAAAGTCGTGTTGAATAATAAAACAGATAACTTATAGGTAATCCTGCTAATATTATCCACCATTGAGATTTCATAAAATCCCACTTGAATTGTCCGTTCATATGAAAAAATGCTATTATGTGTCCTAATATACTAAGACAGATAGCTCCTATTAACTTACTCATCAATAGTCATGTCCCTGTCTACAAATATTGTCCAACTTCTTCTTATAAAATCTGTTAAAATTGGGTTAACGCCATGTTCAACATCATTACCTTGTGTAAAATCTAATATAGCTGCATTACCTAAAGTTGGTTCTAAAACATCACCATCACATACTAGTTCACCACCATCGCCAGGTTTCCAATCCTCATTTGCGTAAAGTAATATAGTACAAAATCTTTCACTACCATATGTTCCATCACAATGTGATTCTAACCACATATCTTTGAACATTATTCTACCATTAATATCATATTGTTTATCATAACCTATACCATCATTTTTAGGATTATTAGTATAACACGAATTAAAAATCTTTTCTAAAATTGGCACAATACCATCCCATTCTGAGCGCTCAGTTGAAGCTACCTCACATCTACCATCAAAAAAATGTAATTTTCCATTAGAGTTTGTAATTGTTTGAGTAAAAAATTTTTGTAAATTAGCCCATCCACTTAACTCCTCTAACATATTCTCCCAATCAATATCAATTGTAGGTGTAGGATTAATAGATACATTAATACCATATATTGATTGGTTATTTTCATCACGAAAGGATGGTGTACGGCGATTATATCTATATTCTATATTCTTTATATTGTCAAAAGTTAAAGCTTCGTCTCTTACAAGCCTTAATTTTTGCGTATCTTCTTCATTTAATTTGAAAAATAAATAACCATCTTCTTGTAATTTGTCTAATTGTTTTTCATTAAACATTACTTGTTTCCTAATTTACTTTCTACTTTAATCTCTTCCACAGGTGGAACGTATTGTTTTGGATTTGTAGGATATGGTTTTGATTCATACTTTAAATTTTTCATATATTTTTTGTTTTCTTTTTTGTTACCTATAAAATAGATGTAACGATGTTTTTCAGGTTCTTTTCTTCTCCAAAACGTATGTCCTATAGCTGCTTTCAATTTATCTACATTATGACTTCCCCAAGTAGCTGATACAGTTCTACTGTGTATCCACTCATAAGGTTTGACTAAAGATACTGAATGATTTGGCATTAGATTCAATCCTGCACCTTGATATAACCAATTGGTAGCTTTGTAAATACCACCCAAATGTAATCTATCAGGATCTGCGTAACTGATTAATACCTTTATATTCTTGTCATACTTCTTTAACCATTTAAACGATTGTGAAATAGAATAAGATTCAATATTTTTACCATAACCATCGTGTATAAAAAGTCTTGTCAGCTCTAAGATATTCTTGGTTTGTAAAATATTCTCATCTTTAAATATGGAACCCATTACAGACCTACCAACAGGATACCCATAAGTCATACAACCCACCAACTCTTCTTCATTCATATCAGAAAAAAATGGATGTGGTTTGTCTGACTTATAGAATATACCTATTGCGTATCTACACGAAGAAAACTTGTGAGAGTAATGATTTTTTTCAATCATCCTCTTAGCTGTTTTCTTATCTATCTCTTGCAGATAAACTCTTGATTTATCTACATATTGTTCCATTAGTCTACAGTTGTTTTTGCTACCAATACATAAGTAGAATCAAAATCATCTACCTTAAAATTGACTTTAGCTAATCCTGCACTTGAAACGTAAAGTGTTGCTGATTCACAATCTTTATTTGCTGTCAACACTTCTTTGAAAGTATCTGCGTCAAAGAAAACCGCATCATCAAGTGAAGACATTTTACTTGTCTCTACAGGAATAGTCACTTTATTAGATTGTGTGCTTGAACTATAACCAATTACAACTTTGGCATCAACTCCATCACAAAGGATAGCGAATGTAGAAACATCACTTAGAGCACCCTTACCTGATATGAATGAAGAGATAAATGCTTTATCTAATTTAAGTTCTAACTCAAACTCTGGAATGTTAGTCAAGTCAGGTTTCTTTGAAACCACATCAAGACGAGCTAATCCATAATTGACTTTAGTGTTATTTGTTTTCTGTGCGATTACTAACTGAGATACAACATCTCCGACTTCATTAGCTTCTATAACTAACTCACCATCTAAAACGTTTAGTAACTTAATTAAGTCTTGAATCTCATAGAGACCCATTTCGTAATCACCAAAACCATTCTTAGCCAGAACAATATCACCAACACAGCTTTTTGCTGAATTGATAAATGAACAACTAAGAGTATCTTTTGTTGAAACCACTGGCGCAGATTGTGTTTGTCCACCTAAGTAAAACCTATTGACAAATCCCATCAACGTTTGTTTATCCATTTTGTAACTCCTTTATATACATATATATAAGTATCATATTATTTCTCCAAATTAAAGTAATTTTCTATTAAATACATCATAAAGATGTTCTGCATATTTTCTGTAACCCTCTATGTAAGGATGGTTACTTTTATTAAGTTTAAAATCATTTTCAACACACCATTCCATACAACCCTTAAATCCGTCATGAAAATAAAAATTATCCCAATCTATACATTCTTCTAAATAACTGACTTTTTCATATTTTTGATAAAATTCAGATAATATATCTCTATGGGTTAAGAACAAATATTTTATGTTTTTTTGTTTTAAAAAATTTTGAATATTCAACATATTCAGTATAGTATGATAATATGCGTTTTGATTATCATACGCATATCTGTAATGGTGTTTTTTAAAATTAGGGAATTGTTCTTGTCCGCTGTGAACCCATCTGTCATTTTTAATCATATCATACCTATGCAATCCCGACCACATCACCATCACCACAAAATCTTTATCACTATATTGATTAACTAATTCATAAACTTTGTTAGCCATATAAAAAGAACCAACACCATTTTTACCATAATTAACACACGTTCTATTGGTTAATTTACCTAACCATGAAGGCCAACTATCTAATTCATAATGTTTTGCAGTAGTCATTACTGGCTGATTTTCATTATCATGACCTATTGTATAACTACATCCAACTGCTAAAATATACTTATCCATTAGAAAAATTTATTAAAACCAAAATCATCATTTGGTTCTTCCCATTTTAATGCTTCATACAACATCTTAACTTTCTTAGCAAGTGCTTGTTTGTAAATCTTATCTGTATCAATATGTTCTTTGATATATTCTAAAACTTGTGGTGGGTCTTCGTGTCCTTTGTAACATATTGTTTCAAACTTAAATGGATTGTCTTTTAAATAAGTCCATTTAATCTTCTCACCATTTCCAACTGACGGATATTTCTTATTCAACTTATTCAATAGTAGAAAGTTATTGTAGTTAATGGCTGATTTAATATGAACGGGCGTACCTTTCTTTGGTATCAATATACCCTCACCCTTTTCAATAAACTTCTTAACATTTTTTGCAGATGTCGGCATAGCTATCGTATCATACTTTTTGAGTTTCATAGATTTCTTAAAGTTTAAGATAAACTCATCAATCTTACCCTTTGGAACATCAGCCAATATATCTTCTAATACTTTGGTAAGACACTCTTTGAACGCTGCAGGGAAACTTGAACGAACAATATCCAAACCCTTGACATGAAGTTTGTTTACCTTTACACCATTGTCGTTGATAATCTTCATACCATATCGTTTCTTCGTAACGAACAACCCACCTTTTGCTATTAACTCCTGCTTAATCTCAAACCTATGTTCATCTATGTTACAAAACTTCTGAGCAAACAAGTCATAAGATTTATTCAGATATTTCTGAACATCCGATGCGATTTCTAATATCTTTTCTGTAACTATAGCTTCGTCTTTGATATCGACGTGTGGATATTTCTTTTCAATGATAGGAATAGCAGAATAGAAAACTGAATCTGTATCAATGTAAATACAATAATCGTCTTTATCACCCAACGTAGAATTATAATAGTGATTAGCCATCCTCTTAGTATATTTAATCAGTTCTACACCTGTTGTCGTGGTTGCTTCTGCGTTATCCAAATCATAGAAACGAAATACAGGCAATCCCAACACACCATACAATGAGTTTAGAACAACCTTTTGAATATATTGTCGTCTATCAAAGTATGCGTATTTGTCTTTATCACCTTGTTCAGCGAACTTCTTTGCTAACTTTCTAAACTGAACCCTATCATCAAACCACTTTTCCAACAACGTTGGTATGAGACCTCTTCTATCTTGTGTATATAATACACCATTGGAAGATACAGATACATTATTATCATTTAAAAAGTTCTTAAATTCTGCTGTGGTTAACTTTGCAGTTTCTTTACCATACTTGTTGTTTATAGTATATGTCTTATCTACACCTTTCAAGAATGGTTCTACATCCCAACTATCTAACTTACCCAACTTAGTTTCGGGTGATATATTAAGACTCATAATGATAGATGGATACATACTTGTAATATCTAAGTCATACACCCATTCGTGCTTACCCTTTTGAGGATCCTGAACATATGCACCTGTAAATTTATCATTACCATCCATCAATTGTCTATTTGCTTTTACTTTATTCGGTGCTACAATACCAACCTTTTTAAGATAGACAAGAATAGCACCCTCAAGAAATCTTGATGAGTAATACACGTCTTCATATGGAACGTGTCCTAAGTGACAGATAGCTCTAGCGATATCAATAAAGTCTAATTTCTTGTCCAACTCTTGTAATATCAAAACGTCATTGATGTTGTATTCAACAAACCTATTTCTGTCATTGTCATACAAATCATTTAATGTTCCCTCATAAGATACCTTTTTGATACCAACCTCTAACTCACCAATATCATCTAATCGATATGAAGACCTCTCACCAAATGTAAGTTTCTTGTATAATTCAAGATAATCAAGTGAAGATACACCTGCTATCTTGTATGTTCCTCTATGTTTCTGAAACTCTACGATACCGATAGGTGAAAGACAATTTGCAGCTTCTTGTCCTAATAATCTTATAGTTCTATTATATAGATAAGGAACGTCAAATCTATCACTATTCCAACCACTAATGATTGTTGGTGATATCTCAAGATATTTTGTGTAGAATGCTTTTAGTAAGTCTCTTTCATCTTGAAATTTAATAACAGTAGAATTACCAAAGAGACCTGTGTTCACTTTGTTCTCTTTATCAAGAACATAACAATAATATTGTTTAGTTAGTACGTCGTAGAATGCAATTGATGTGATGGTGTTATCAGCTCTATTGACATCAGGAAAACCTTGTGTGACTTCTACCTCAATATCAAAGAACATCACACGATGTCCCTCTGAAACATCATCGGAATCTGTATACTTATCAACCAAAAAACGTATTTCTGGTGCTACATCTGATTCAAATGGTATATCAGTTTCATCAATTCTACTGATTGGTAATTTTCTTAACTTATCACCATATAAAGATGTGTAGGTTCCTTTGGGATCCTTAACATATGCATATTGACTAAAGGGATGAACTGAATATCCAGTCTTGTCATCCCATATATGGATTCTTCGTCTCTTAAACTGATAAAAGATGTTCTGATATATAGCTATACCTCTTCAATTTAGTATGTGAATATACGAATAAAATAGTATGTAAGTCAAGCTTTATTTTATTTCTTCGCCTGGTATTTCACAACTGTCGTTATTACAGAATTTGTCTATCTCTGCTTCTTCGTTTTTGATTACACCGAAAGTAAGATTTTTGAGTTTCTTTACTTGTCTATTGTATTCCTTTTCATCGATTGCTTCATATGGCATTTGTGGATAAGCACCATAATCGTGTCTTGGTAGTAAAGAAATACCTTTCAAGTGATATTGAAAGTAGTTTAGTGCAGGTGCAATTTCATTAGCTTCTGTTTCAGGATCGAATGTTACAGTGCAACTTACTTGATTGTCAGCCCAATGTCTTTGCATAAATGCTGCTAGACTGAATTGTTCCCAAATGGATAACTCACTTGCAGTTCTGATACCCTCACCAACATCTACAGGCACCTCAACTACGCAAGTTGTATCTTCAGAACCAAATGCAGGTTCTATCTTGTAACCTGCTTTTTGTAATGGTTCTAATAACTCTGAATGATTTGAAAGTCTCACTCTCCTAATATAGAACCGACTTTCGGGATAATGTAAGCCTGGAGTAGCACCAGCCAATAGTGAGACTGTACCACTTGGTTTAACTGAAGTAGTCTTAATGGAACGTGGTATTGCAAACCAATCTGAATACATCTTATCCCACTCTTGTATTGTATCATATCCATTCTCCAACCAATTTTTAAACTCATCTAATCCACGATTAGTTACAAACTGAGCTACACCACTTACACTACATCCAATTCTTCTATTTCTTAACATCACTCTATTTGTATCACTCCAATGTGTTCTACCAAGTGTTACCGATTTGGCATACAGATAAGCATATTTAAGTGTTCTCTGATAATCCTCTAACGAATCATGATTACTTGGAAATGTCTCCACTAAACAACATAACTCATATGATTCAAGTGATTGTTCAAGACAAGGATTACCACCAGCTACTCTATGGTCTTTGTTATCACCACCATTTTTCATTCTTGAGTAGTGTCTCATGTTATCCAACCAAGCAAAACCTGGCTCACCATTGTCTACAATACGTTTTGCAGCTTCTGTATAATCCATACCAAGTTCTGCAAAGATAGAGTTATTACTTGTCCATCCATACATTTCTCTATGTGGATTTACCTTGTAATTTTTTAAGTCTAAATACTCTTCTGAATCAGGGTCACCAAAAACTATTTCAGCAGTTCTACGAACATTTCCCGCTACAACACACTTACCAATTAGATTCATTATATCTACAATCGTGGTTACTGTGATTGGTTCACCTGAATTACTCTCTAATACTTTTCTGATATCATCATGAACTTCTTTTAGTGGTTCTGGTCCCGAACTTACTCCACCAAAACCTTTGATTGGTTCTCCAGCTTCTCTTATTCCACTATAATCAAAATCTATTTCTGATGTTGCGTGGAAATAACTTTCTAATAATAGTCTGAGAGATTCAACCCAACCCTCTCTTGTATCGGGTATTTTGAATGTTTCTTTATTTCTATCTTTATTTACGCCCTTAACAACTATTTCACCTGCACCTTTTGTATCAAATCCTACTCCGACACCCAACATAGAGGCATCCATGAGGAAACAAAATGGTTTTGAATAATCTTCTTTGAGTGTTTTAGTTGATACGAATGCACAATTGTTTAGAGCTGCATATAAACCTTTTTCTTCGGTGATTGGTGTTCCCATAGCCCATAAACCACGACCAGGTGGTAGGAATTTCATATTAAAAATTCTATCATACATTTCTTGAGCTGACTTTTGAGCTTGCCAAGCATTCCAACCTAACTGATAATTGTCAATATGGTTTTTTTGCATGGAATAAGTTCCTTCTACAACTCGTCTAACCGTTTCCCACCACCTCTCGTTCTTACCATCGTCTTTGATACGAGAATACGTTCTCATGTAAACCAATTCCCCTAATCCATTAAAACCGAAAGGTGCTTTCTTTCTCTTGTATTTATTGACGAAATTTTCCGATAACTTAAATTTTTCCATGTGCTCTGGCTCCTCCTAATTTTCCTGTTAACCTTTACAAAATATAACTATAATATATATCAGATTAAAAACAAACTATTTTAAATTTTTATGATTTTTAAATAATTTTTTCTTCTCAGTTTTATTCGAAGCCCTCGACTTCACTATTTTTCATATCGTTATACTTACTTGCTAGTAATTTTCTCTTAAATTCTTCACTATTATCCATCTTACCTTGTTGTTCTTTACCCGGTTGAGTTGTGGATTCATATATTTCTATCTTACCAAGATTGGTATTCATACTCATCGGATAAGTTATACCATCCATACCAAACCTATTCTTAATAATATGACATCTTGCTGTATGACTTAACTTATCTTCAGCTTTTCTACTAATACTCATAACAAAATCTGCAATCATAATCTTACTATATGCTTCTGCTACTTTAGTAGCTTCGATTACCTCTTCTTCTAATGCTGAACGATTTGCTTGTGATGCTGTCCATATTGGAACTTTCAACTCACCTGCTAATCCTCTAAGTTCCTCATAGACTGCGCCCAACTGATGTCTTACCTCTCTCATACCACTATTATCTCTCAAGATATCTGCGTAATCTACGATAATCATATCAGGTTTTATATTCTTGAGTTCTAATTGTTTGACGTGTGCTGCTAATGTATTTACTGTAGCTGAACGTGTTGGATAATACTTGATAACCATTCTACCCTCAAGTGAGTCAATCACTTTCTTCACGTCATCTTTCTGAAACTTAATATTTTGTGTAGTTATTCCACTAAAGACAGTATCGTATCTTAAACCAACATAAGTTTCATTCAACTCTAATGTATAATGAACTACAGTAAATCCTCTCTTGATTGCACCTGCAGCTATACTCTGAAGTAACCAAGTTTTACCAACACCAGCTGGCGCAACTACAACACCTAACTCACCCTCACCAAGACCACCATCCATAATCTCATTTGTAATATCCCAAGGCGTTTTGATTGTAACTCTTGTAGACTTAGTTAATCTCTCTTCAATACCCACATTATAATCATGACCGATATCTACAGCAGTTCCAGCTTTCATAGCTGCATCTATAACTGTTTTTATACCATCATAGTTTTGATTTTCTAATAGACTTACGGATTCCATGATAGCTGACTTTAGAACTTGATTCTTACAGAAATCTAATGTTTTTTCTTGAACAAATTGCAAATCATTTGCTTCTCTATGTCTCCAAGCATCTTTAAGTGCTTCTACAATAGATAATCTAAACACGTCATTTTCAACATCATCAACTGCTATCTTAATTGCTTCTAACGTAGGTGTAGTTTTATATTTTAGAAAATAATCATTTATCTCTTTAATTAACCATTTATTTGAATCAGACTCAAAATATTCTGGCTGAAGAACTTCCATAATAGTCTGTAGGAACGTAGCATCAATTAAACATGATGTTATAACTTTAGATTGAAATGATGTTCCAAATTCAATTAAAGAGCTATTGTTCTCCATATAAATCTTTCGTAAGTTGTGTTTTAGATAAATTCAATTTCTTCTGTCTATACTTATCTTTCATTTTTTTCAAAATGGTTTCCTTATTTCTATAATAGTAATCCATTTGCCATTTTCTCTGAGCATCTCTTTTCTCTTTAGCAGTGAAATATTTTTTTTTCCTACCCATCAGTTTGCTCCGCATATTTATCCATAGTGGTAAATGTTTGAGCTAACCAACTACTAACATTTGGTAAGTTCTGAAATAGTCTATCTTCCATGAACATGGATTCGAATTTATATTTAACTAATCTTCTAATAGGACCTCTGATAGTATCAATCAATTTAGTTTTTGTTGAAGCACTTATATTAACATCTTCTAACTGCATCAGTTTGTAATTACGTTCTAATATATCTTTATTCTGTAATATCTTCACAAAGAATTTACCATCATCATCTTTGTGTTTATGTGCGTATTGATATATCTCTTTCAGACTATAATTATTATTCTCTTCTCCCAAAGATGGTATATTTTTTACCAATGTTTTAGTAGCTATACCCTTGACACCACCTATATTATCAGACTTATCACCCTCAAATATTTTAGCCATAATAAAGTTCTCAGCAGTAACACAATACTCCTCTAATACTGCTTCTTTATCATATAATTTTTTCTTGGTGGGAGACCAGACTTTAATGTCGTCTGATACTAATTGTAGGAAATCTTTGTCGGTTGACATAATCACTTTCTCACCATCAGGTATAACACTCTTTGCTATGTAAGCTATAGCATCATCAGCTTCTATACCATCCACAGATATAGTGGTTAGTGGAAGTAATTCAAGATAGTCTGCAACTCTTCTAAGTTGCATCATCATACTACGTCTTTCATCATCAGCGTTTTCTAATCCATCTACTCTATTAACTCTGTATGATGTTCTACGTTTATTCTTGTAGTCGGAATATAATTTACGTCGGCGATTGCTCCCACCCTTACCATCAAACACGATTATGGTACGGGTGGGATTAAACATATTGATTGCAAATCCTATGCTTTTAAGGAAACCAACAATGCCACCAACATGAACGCCGTTTTCGTTTAGAGTCGGCATCACGCTGAATACTCTGATAAAGGTATTCAAGCCGTCGACTATTAGCACTTTTTTGTTTTTGTTCTGAAAGTTAACAGAACCACCTTTTTTCTTTATCTCATTCAGGATGGAAAGGTATCTGGTGTTTGACATTATTCACCAACCACCTCTTCCGTTTCAACCACATCATCTATTCCCAAATCTTTCATATCATATTTTAATATAACCTTTTCACATATTTGTTCGTAAATGAATGATTTGAAATCAGGATCTGATAGTTTTTCTCCGAATTCTTTTGATTGAAATTTATGTTCAGCTCCTAAGTGGTCTGTAAGTGTATACCATGCTCCAGCTTGTTTTACAATCTTATGGTCTTTCATTACTTTTAACCAACTACCTACATCATCAATACCACTCTCAAAGTATAAAGGAAACTCACAACTTCTTAGTGGTGGACCTAATCTATTCTTGACAACTTGTGCAAGTATAGTCATACCAATTACGTGGTTCTTTTTATCTTTGATTTGACCTTTGTTTTTCAATCTAACTCTTGTAGATGCGTGAAATGGTAGAGCTTTACCACCACTTGTAGTCCAGGGGTCTCCGAACATCACACCTAACTTTTGTCTTAACTGATTAGTAAATACAAGAGCTACTCTCTGTCTACCAATCATTTGGGTAATTTTTCTCATAGCTTTCGATATGATAATTGCTTTAGAAGTAGCCCAACCATCCTTATCAAAGTCTGCTTCCATCTCTACATTAGTCGATGCAGCTGCAAGTGAATCAACAAGAATAGTTACTAACCTATCCTTTGAACTTTCACGAACCTTTGCTACTATTTCTTCTACTGCTGCGAATATATCTTCGACAGTTTCTAAATGTAGATACAACATATTATTAATATCGACACCAATAACTTTCAGAAAGTCTTGACTTACTGCAGTTTCAGTATCAATATAGACTGCTACACCACCTTTTTTCTGAGTTTCAGCTAAAAGATGTGCACCAACTAAAGATTTACCACTTGATTCTAAACCATTTAGTTCCGTTATTCTACCAACTGCTATACCACCATGTGGTCGGTTTGATATTGCCAAGTCTAACAAAGTAGAACCTGTGGAAATAAATTCTTTTATATCGGTTGGTGTAGTATCGCTACCATCAAGAAAATAAGCAACCTTAGTATCCTTGAATTGTTTATTCAAACTGGCGGCGAGTTGTCCTGCCAATTCATCTCTTGTTGACATAAACTTCTCCTAATTTTATATAACTTAGGGGAGCGAAAGTCGGAACTCGCACTCCCCAACTTACTTGTTTTCTTTTAGTTATTAAACAGATCGTCAAATGCTGCTGACACATCCTCTTTTACTTCTTCATTAACTGAAGATTTTGATTCAGTTACAGACTTTTCTTGTGATTCTTCATCTTCTGATGGGTTTAACCAATTGTTCAGAACTTCTGTAAGTTCATCGTAGGTTTGTTCCTGATATATTTCAGTAATATCCTTTTGGTTATCCATTAGATTTTCAAGAAGAGTTGCATCTTCCGTAATCGGGGTTTGATTTGGTTTAACCCTGATTGTTGTTTTTGGAAACGAAGCTCCAACTTCTTCTGCTGTCTTGAACTCTACAGTAATATCACGACCATTCATTTGATCGGTAATATCACCATAATCAGGATCAGCGATGATGGAAAGCAGTTCTTGATAAACTGTTTTGCCAAAACCCCAAAACTTCACACCTTGATTCTCTTCACCACGTATGACTACTGGAGCAAAAGTTCTCATCTTAGACTCGATTTTACGAGCTAGCTGATAGTCTTCCTTGTTACCCGAACTTTTGAGTTTTTGAGAAAACTCTTCGATTGGGTCTGGACGACCGAATGACATTGGTGAAAGATAAGATTTTCTACCCAAATCATAATGGAAAAACAACTCAATGAAAGGATTGTCCTTATTAAATTTATAAGGAACTATTCTTAGTTGAGTTTTGCCAGGTGATGGCTTCCATAGATTTGATGTGCGATTGTTTGTGATTTGAAGTTGACCTAGACGCTTCTTCAATGCGTTAATATCCATTAGATATCTCCTATTTGTTATTCGTTAATTGTTTAATTGTCACTAAATTATTTGTAACTGTTTTCATACATATATAAGTATAATATATATTCTCCAAAATGTAATTTATTTTTCTTCAATATCAGATTTCCATGTTTTTGTATGTATTATTGAATATACCCTTGTTGGTATTTCATACAGCCCCTCTTCGTTTGTCAGTAACATACGATTTCTGTAGTTCTCCCACGGTATTGGAAATGAATTATCTAACACACCATTGTTCAGTTTCTTAACTAACTCATTTAGTGCGTTGATTGTATATAAAGAGTTTGATTGTTTCTTTCTATGTATAGAAATTGTATCTACTGAACTCTCAATGTAATCTTCAGTTGCTTCTACGTTGTATGTGCATATCAATTGATGATAGTCATTCTCATTCTGAAATACATATATCTTGTCGAACACTATATCGTTACAAGCTATAATCAAATCTATTGTTTCGTATAATCTATTCCTTTTACAAAATGTTGCCAGTAGTTGTGTTTTCATTATTTTTTCCCCTTAAAGCAATCCTGCATATCTTTACTATAACTCATAGTGTTTTGTGTTTTTCCAGCTGCACCATTTTTTGAACGATAAGTTTTGTATCCTATTTCTGTTCTTTTACCTTTTTTATCGATGACGTATGTGTATACATTTTTACCAGTTACATTTCCTTTTTTATCATATTGTAACTCATCTACCTCTTCTATCTTCATATCTTCTTCAAATTCTTTTGAATTTTTTACACCTAAACATTTTTTTAAAACTTCACCATCAACTATATTTCCACCCATATTAACATCCATCGCTGCTCCCATGATACTATTGGGATTTCCCTTTTCATATTTCTTAGGTGGATAATCCATCATATTAAAGTGAAAAGACCTTGATACTTCTTTTGCTTCCATTGATGTTCCAAGTCCCTCTTTCAATTCATTTAGTTTTTCAACTCTTTCTCTTTGCATAGAAACTACTTGTTCTCTTTGTTCGGATAAATTTTTCTTAACGTCTAACCCACCTATATCAGGATTTCTTTTTTGAACAGCTAACCCAACTTTGTTTATAGATTTTGTTACTTCAGCTGTAAGATCATTGTTATCAGCAGCGTATCTTAACAACATTTTATATTGTTCTTCCAAAGTTAAATCGTCATCAAGAGTCTTTCCCTCAGGCAAATATTTTTCAAATTTGCTATTTGCTGGCGGTTCTCCATTATCTCCATACAAAGCTTTACTCATATTCTTTTGAGCACCTTGTGGATTAGTTTTTAAAACCTCTGAAACCTCTTCTTCGGATACAGTCAATAATGCATTAGCTACAGCTGCTGCTTGATTATTGTAATTTTCTTCTATATCATTTATTTTTTCACTATATTCATCAATAAGTTTTTTAGCTTCTTCTTTTTCTTTATCTGTCAAGTTTGGATCGTTATCTATATAATTTTTAAAATTTTCACCCTCTTGCATCAATGTTGAATTGTCTTGAATATCATTAGTGGTGGTTTTATCAGAATGAAATTGTATTAACAGATTACCTTTATCATCGGTGACAAAAGTAGCAGTATCGGATGGATTCATTCCTTTACCACCTGCTCGTATAAAAGCTATAGCATCTTCTTTGTCTACTTCCTGTCCATTAGGTAAAAGAACTGTTTTAGCTTCTTCTATCATTCTAACTTGAGCATCCATAGATTCTTGTGCTCCATAAAAAGTTTCAACCTTTTTTGGTTTACCAAATTTTTTGTTTTTCTGTAATTTTTTAACTCTTTCTTTTGTTCTCTCAAGTTTCTTTTTAGCTGACCTAGCAGAAACTAAACATTTAGAGTAGAGTTCTGTATTTTCTATATCTTCAGGTATATCTCTTTTACCTATACCGACAGTTGCTTTTTGTTCTCTTCCAAGATTAGTTTCTTTAGTTCTTTCATACATCTCTCTAGCTAAATCTTCTTCTGTCATATCAGGATTATCCATTAAAATCTTAACTCCCTCTCCTGACATTATTTCATTGAAAGCTGAACCAGCTCCTCCTGGTGCAGGTTTTTTACCTGTTGCTTTTTGATAACCAGTATATCCATGTTCTAACATATCACTTTTTACTTGATTATCACCTTTACTTAAATCTCCAGAAACAAAACTCTTTTTCATCTTTTTAGGTTTATCATCTTTTTTAATCTTACCAACATCATCTTTATCCATCATATCCGTTGGACTTGCATCTCTATCACCACCTAATTGTGCATCTACCTTACCACCTTTAGAAAGATTCGTAGGTTTTTTATCATCCTCTTTACCCTTCTTGTCTTTACCATCGTCTTTCTTATCATCTACAGGTACAAGTTTGTCATCATCTACTTTGTGGGTAATTCCTTTTTTATTTTCAGGACCATAACCATTTCTTTTCCACACCAAACCCATTTTTTTAGCTTGTTGTGCTATTTTAGGATTTGTAGGTTTATCTGGTGCTTCACCCAAAAGAGTTTTGACAGCAAAGTCAACATCTTCTACCAACATACCTTGTTCTATTAGGTAGTTTTGTAGAGCATACACGTGTTCTTTATTAGTGAAGTCAGGTACTGAATAATACCTATCTGCGAAATCGTTAAAAAATTCTTTCCAATCCATCATTAATCCTTGTGAATTTTACCTTTTCGTTCTGTAAACCATTTTCTGAACTTTGCTGGTGTGCCGATGGTTATTGGTTTGTTACCACTTGCTGTTGATAATAATTTTTCTATCTCAACCTTAGCTAATGTATTATTATCTAACACTCTTTGCATTACAAACATATCTATTATCTTTGTATCATAGACAAGAAGTTCATTCCACCAAGCAGTTCTCTTGTTGTGTTTAGAATTAATCAAACTCTTTTTGAATATTTTTTTATTTTTAAGTAAAGTTTTGTTTGCTAAAT